CAATAATAAATTCTGAAATCAAAATTGAAAATTGTGTTGTAGACATCAATTCTAATTCTATCGAAATAGCTGAAATTAAAAATATTAATAAAATAGATGATGTCTTACATAGGATTCCAGATAAAAAATACTGTAACGTCACACGGCCAGACATCTACCTGACATACGAAACAAAAAAACAAAGTTTGAAAATAGCATTATCAATAGAATATGGTGGTACACATAGACCAAGCATTTCAGTCAAAAAAAGAAATGTAATATGGGACGGAGAAACTGATATGCAGTTTTTCATAACCGAATACAACGATCCTAACTTGCTTTTACAATCTGTTTCTGTTAAAATAAATGATCTTGTAGGAAAATCCAAGATAATAAAAAACATTGAATGCAAAAAATTCAGCGTGTTTACTAGACGATTGTTTAAGAATTATATTATTGAATATAAATGAAAATTATAGAATTTGATGTTGTATTTTTAAGCTACGACGAACCTAATGCAGACCTGCACTTTGCAGATCTCTGTGCCAAAGTTCCTTGGGCAAAACGCATACACGGAGTCAAAGGATCAGACCACGCACACAAGGCAGCAGCAGAAGCCAGCGAAACAGATTGGTTTATCACTGTCGATGCAGATAATATTGTAGATCCTAGATTTTTTAATATCGACCTTGACATGGACGATCCTAAGATACAGGTATACGGATGGTGCGGTCGAAATGTTATTAATGGCCTTCGTTACGGTAATGGCGGATTAAAAATCTGGCGTAAAGATTTTGTGATAAACATGCGAACGCATGAAAATTCCAACAGTGATCGCGGACAGGTGGATTTTTGTTGGGAAGATGGATATAGAAATTTTCCGTTAACATTTAGTGAAAGTATTATCACAGGTAGTCCCTTCCAGGCATGGCGGGCAGGATTCCGTGAAGGTGTAAAAATGACATTGTTAGACGGAGTAAAAATTCCTCCTATGGAAATCTCACAGCGTGTATGGTGGCATAATATCCATAGACTGCGGATGTGGTCAACAGTTGGTGCCCATGAACAAAACGGTGTTTACGCTGTTTACGGTGCTAGATTGGGAACATGGATGGCCAACTGTACTCAATGGAATTATGTAGATGTAAGAGATTTTGAAATACTTAGAGAAATATATTTTCAATACGGTAAGCCATACGAAGATGTAAACGGTGACGGCCTCATAGATGAGATTAAAAACTTAGGCGAAAAAATAAAAATCGGGCTAGGATTAGATTGGCCGTTCCTTGACGCACAGCAAAGTAAATTTACTTTAGATCTGTATAATGAAACAATGAACTTAAACGATACTTATTTTAAGATGCCGGTACCTACGAATGTATGATATTTTTTATGTTTCAGCAAGCAACGGTAATGACAAGGACTGGAAAACAATAAAGTCTAGGTATCCTCTTGCTCAACGTCTCACAAACATAAAATCATACAAAGAAATACAATCTAAATCTTTAACAAAAATGTTCTGGGTCATCTGGGACGATGTAAATCTAACATTATTTAATTTGCTAGATTACAAAGCCACTAAATGGGATGACATGTATGTTCATGTTTTTAAAAACGGTGAACACTATGACGGAGTGTGCTTATTTCCTAAATCATTAACTATTTCTCAAAGAGAATTTTATAATAGATTTTTTACAGACAAAAAAGAAATAGACATTGTTGCTAGTAAACCGAAACAATATAACAAATATCATCCTTCTACATTTAAAGAATATCAAGAAATTACAGACGATATGTTTTGGGTAGTTTGGCCAGAGGTTACGATTATAAATGATTCTATTTTTGAATTGTATTTTAGTCATCATAACAGTTACGATCGCAGAGAAAATCATGTATTCAAAAATGTGTGTAATGATACAGCTTCGTATTTCAGTGGCGTGATTCTTTGTAGTAAGTATAAACCATTATCAAATCGTGAGTTTGATAAACAATATGCTATTGACAAAAAAGAACATGATGTGGTTGCTAGCAAATATCAATATCCTCTCTATAAAATTAAATCTTATGACGAGTATCTAAATATTGTTAACACTGAAAAACAACAGATGTTTTGGTTTCAGTGGCCAAATACAGAAATTATTGATAACACAATTGTTGATTTATATTTCGATCCAAATGATGGATCTTTAGATTATGATCGTACAGAAAATCATGTATTTAAAAATATGTGCAATGACACAGAATCTTACCTAAGTGGTGTTGTATTATTTTCTAAATCGAAAATTATATCCAAAAAAGAATTTGATAGAAAATACTTGATTGATAAAAAAGAACATAGCAAAGTTGTGAGTAGATATAGATATAACAGCTACATTCTTTCATCATATGATAATTACCTAGACGTTTTAAAGAATGAAACACAGTCGATGTTTTGGGGTATATGGCCTGAGATAGATATCATAGATGAATCTGTATTTGATCTATATTTTGATCCTAATGATGGCAAGTATGATCATGACAGAAAAGAAAATCACACATTTAAAAATATGTGCAATGACACAGAATCTTACCTAAGTGGTGTTGTATTATTTTCTAAATCGAAAATTATATCCAAAAAAGAATTTGATAGAAAATACTTGATTGATAAAAAAGAACATAGCAAAGTTGTGAGTAGATATAGATATAACAGCTACATTCTTTCATCATATGATAATTACCTAGACGTTTTAAAGAATGAAACACAGTCGATGTTTTGGGGTATATGGCCTGAGATAGATATCATAGATGAATCTGTATTTGATCTATATTTTGATCCTAATGATGGCAAGTATGATCATGACAGAAAAGAAAATCACACATTTAAGCATCTGTTCAACGGCGAAGAAATATATACCAACGGGCTAGTATTATTATCTAAATATAAAATTATAGGACAACGAGAATTTCAACATCGATTTTTAATTGAAAAAAAAGAACACCTTCGGCTAGGATCTAAACATCATGTGTACGATGTTGTTTTTATATCTTACAATGAGCCTAATGCTGATGAAAACTATAACAAATTATTAGATGTCTGCCCAAGGGCAAAACGTGTGCATGGCATAAAAGGTATTCACCAAGCCCATATTACCGCAGCAAAATTATGTGATACAGATATGATGTGGATAATTGACGGTGATGCCGTTATTGAAAAGGATTTCAATTTTAATCTAGTCATGTCAAGTTATGACATAGACTGCGTTCATGTTTGGCGAAGCCTTAACCCTATTAATAATTTAGAATATGGTAACGGCGGAGTCAAATTATTACCAAGGCAACTAACACTAGATATGAATACCAATACATCAGATATGACAACTGGCATATCTAAAAAATTCAAAGCTATGGATGCGGTATCCAATATTAATGCATTTAACACTGACGCATTTGCTACATGGAGATCAGCGTTTAGAGAATGTTGTAAACTAGCCAGTCGAGTAATTGAACGACAATTCGAAGAAGAAACTAAACTACGTTTAGATACATGGTGCAATATTGGAATAGATAAGCAGTATGGAGAATATGCAATAAATGGTGCTAGGGCTGGAAGAGACTACGGATCAGAAAATAAAAATAATCTAGAAGCACTAAAAATGATAAATGACTTTACTTGGTTAGAGGAGCAGTTCAATGAACGATGTAGAAAAGATTAAAACATTTATACCGATAATGAATGAAATTAGTCCTACATTCTGTATGGCCAAATGGCATCATACTACTATCTATCTACAAACAGGTGAAACACACAGTTGTTATCATCCTGCCCCTCATAAAATACCCTTACAAGAAATTCAGATTGATCCCAGTGCATTACATAATACCACAGAAAAAAAACTTGAGCGTCTCGAAATGCTGAATGGCGGTAAGCCCAAGGGCTGCGATTATTGCTGGAATATAGAAAAGCTAGGAGACGATTACATATCAGATAGAAAAGAAAGAAATGCCACAATCTATACAGATCAGCGTTTTGCACAGATAAAAAACGGTGACTGGGATCAGATGATTAATCCGCAGTATATAGAAATATCATTTGGTAACGAATGCAATTTTAAATGCGGATATTGTCATCCCAAACACAGCAGCAGTTATTACAAAGAGATCAAAGATCATGGCCCGTACACTATGGTGAAAAATCATCGTAATGATATTGATTGGTTTAAAATTCATGAGGAAGAAACTAATCCTTATGTAGAAGCATGGTGGCGTTGGTGGCCCGAAGTTCGTAAGACCTTGACGATTCTACGCATCACCGGCGGCGAACCTCTACTGCAACAAAGCACATGGCGTCTTTTAGATGATCTAGAAATAAACCCATTACCCAATTTAGAACTCAACATCAACAGTAATTTTGGAGTTAAACCTATTCTAATAGAACGTTTAGTAGAGAAAGCAAATAATTTAGTAATAGGAAAAAAGATTAAAAAATTTAAAATTTTTACCAGTATGGATACTTGGGACTCACCTGCCGAGTATATTCGAACAGGTTTAGATTTAGAATTATGGGAAAAGAATTTTGACACCTATATGCAAAATACATCATTGCCCATTACTTTTATGATTACATTTAATATATTAACGGTTCCTAACTTTCAATCGCTTTTAGAAAAAATGTTGCAATGGCGAAATCGATATAACCTAACTAATTCAGATGAACAGAGAATTAAATTTGACACTCCCTATCTAAAATAACCGTTACAGTATGATATGAATATATTACCTAAGGATGAATTTATGCCTTATATGTACAGGCATTTAGAATTTATAAAATCACATACCGACGATAACGATATACAATGTTTTTCTAATCTTGAATATGAAAAGTTTAGGCGTGTGGTTGATTATATGGAAACTACAGTATATACAGACGATAAACTAAAAGAAGGCCGCAAAGATTTTTATAATTGGTTTACAGAATATGACCGCAGACGCGGCACAGATTTTTCAGCAACTTTTCCTGAGATGATAGAATTTTACAATAGATGCAAAGATGAGTAAAAAAATAAATCTAGCCTACGAATGGATTGGTCCTAATGGACCATTGACTAATAATAGGATACCCACTGTTGTTGATCTTATGACTGCATCGGTTGATTATCATTTCCCTCAACTGAAAGGCGACCTATTTCAAAAACCACACTTTCATTCTAGAATAGTAGCCTCTAGGATAGTGTCTACTTACAAACTTCCTCAAGAAATATTCCTATATGAACTAAATTGGAATGATTTTCATTATAGAGACAAGTTTCATAATTTTCACAGTGCAGACGGATTGTTTGATGACAATCAAATTGATTCCAAAGTTTTAAACAGAGTGAAAAATAAGACAGCTTACTTTTTAGTGACACTGTTCTATGAAGGATATCTGGATGATGAATTTTTGAACCATCTATCAGATTATTTTATATCTAAAGGATTACCACTAACACAGGTAATTTACCTGACCAATTGCTACAACGGCAAGGAAGTATACGAAGATTATTGTAAACGTAATCACAAGTTGCCAGAGATGCGAATGGAATATTTTCCTGTATTTAGAATAGACAAATGTAACATAGGTCAAGCAATACGTGAATCTATAATTACAAAATATCAACCGGGTCCTCGAAAGAAAACTTTCCTATGTTTCAATAGACGATATAATAATCATAGATTAATGTTATATTTGGCAATGGTACAGCGTGGATTGATTGATCAGTGTTATTACAGTATGGATAAAACACAGCCAGAAGCCAATAGGTCTTTCGTTGAAAATTGCAAATACCTAATAAGTAGATTCTCTGATATGGGATTAGACAGCACTGATGTATTAGCAGCCGATAAATTACTGCCTTTGGTGTTGGACAATCCAAATTTTAGTAGATATCCTATGGAACACAGTGTTGATCCAGTGAAACACTTATATGACAATTCGCTGGTCAATATCGTTACTGAGACGTATTTCTTTAACAACATTATTCACATTACAGAAAAGACCTATAAGCCTATTGCATTTATGCAGCCTTTTATACTGCTAGGTGCTGCTGGTAGTTTACAGCATATCAAAGATATGGGCTTTAAAACTTTTGGCGAATTTTGGGATGAAAGCTATGATCTAGAAAAAGACGATAAACAACGCTTCAAGATGATTATGGGTATTATAGAAGAAATATCAACGTGGTCGGATGAAGTAAGGATACAGTTTACCTATGCAGTGAAAGATATAGTCGACTATAATGTAGCCCATTTAAATACAATGCAGGACACGGAAATAGATAACTTGGTAGAAAAATATGGAACATAAAAAAATACTAGTATGCGGCGCAGGCGGCTTTATAGGCTATCATTTAGTTAAAGAATTAAAGAAACAAGGACACTATATTGTGGCCGCTGATATAAAACAGCCCTTGTATGCTGAGACTGATGCTGATGAATTTTATCTTTACGATTTACGAAATCCGCAATTGGTAGATCAATTAGTCACTGCTGACCTTGATGAAATTTATCAACTGGCAGCAGATATGGGCGGCACAGGATATATTGGCACTGGAGAACACGATGCAGATATTATGCATAATTCTGCACTGATCAATCTCAATGTATTGTACGAAGCAACTAAAAAACAAATTCCAAAAATTCTTTATACCAGCAGCGCCTGTGTTTACCCAGAGCGTAACCAAGAAGATCCTGATAATCCTAACTGCGAAGAATCTACTGCATATCCTGCACAACCAGATACTGAGTATGGTTGGGAAAAACTATTCAGCGAAAGACTCTATTTTGCACACAGGAAAAACTACGGCATTGACGCAAAGGTAGTTCGACTACACAATGTCTTTGGCCCACAGGGATCCTGGAATGACGGAAAAGAAAAAGCACCAGCAGCACTTTGCCGTAAAGTTGCAAGCTGTCCCGAAGCAGGTACAGTTGAAATTTGGGGACCTGGTACACAGACTCGCAGTTTCTTGTACATTGAAGAATGTCTAAAAGGTCTGCAAATGATTATGGCCAGCGATATCACGCAGCCTGTTAATCTTGGCAGTGAGCGTATGATCAGCATAAATGATCTTGCTCTATTGATTGCCAACATTGCCGAAAAAGAATTATCAATTCGTAATGTTGACGGCCCTGTAGGTGTAATGGGCAGAACAAGTCATAACGCTCTTATTGAAGAATTACTAGGATGGCGTCCCGATGAGAACTTGGAATACGGATTAGAGCATACCTATAAATGGATCAAAGGACAAGTAGATGATTTACAGTAAAACAGGACGACTGTATGATCTAAAAGTACAGCTGGATAAATTTGCACCATTGACTAGTTGGAAATCTGAGTCAGATACTATCTATTATTTTCATGCCTATTATGACCTTCATCAAGGAATCAAAATTTTAGATTCTTTAGATGTAGCTCAATGGGACCATCTGCGCACAGATTCTACTGCAAAGTTTCTTTATGAAAACTGTAATGAAACTTTTACACATACACTAGCATATGATATTAAAAACATAATAGATCAAAAGCATATTCCTGCTGAAAAAATCTATCTAATAGTAATGGACGAAGTGCATAGACGATTCCTCAATGATAGATTTAGAGAATTAGCAATAGAGGGAGTGACTGTGGGTGTTTACAATGACCTATTGGGAAAGACCCATGTTCCTACAGGAAACTTTGTCACTGAAAAAAAATTTAGTGCATTAAGTAGAAACTATCGTGCATGGAGATTGCAAGTATATGCAGAGCTTGCTAAACGCGATATATTAAAAGATTTCAAATATTCGTTCTACAATATTTTCCCCTACGGAGAAGTAAAACATTTTAGTCAAGAAACTATGCTGGCTGATCTAGCCAACAACAGTTTTGAAGTCAACGATACAGTAACAGCATGGATATCTAAGATTCCCTATACACTAGAAGACCCAGAAGATAATGTAATGAACAAATGGAATGACGCTACTTATAACTGTGTGCTGTCTGCAGATTTTCATTTATTAATTGAAACACACTACGATCTATTCTACTATGTTCCTAGTCCAGATAAAGTTTATAAGCGCAGTCTAGCACCTAGTAGTATTACGGAAAAAACCAACAAGCCTATTGCCTGTTGCAGACCATTTATTGCGTTTTCTACACCGTATTTTCTAGAAGATGTGCGCCAACTAGGTTTTGAAACATTTAGCCCTTATATCAATGAAAGCTACGATCTAGAAATAGACAACCACAAACGATTAAATATGATTGTTGACGAAATAGAACGAATTACAAATCTATCTGCAGATGAATATACTAATCTAGTAGAAAATTGTCATTCTATAGCAGTTAGAAATCAACAAAAGTTGTTGTCTAAAAAAGACAATTTGCAGTACAACGAAAAGTTTAATTTTCTAAGAGATTATTTTGAGCCACAGTCAAATATACAAATTCTTTAATGAATTGAATCAGCACTATGATCCTGCCGAATTAGCAGTGAGTCATGCCAATCGGTCTCCAGTTCCTTATACGATTATAGACAATTTTCTACCCGATGAATTGTTTAATACCTTAAGTTTTGAAGTTGATTTCTTACAGGAAAACGATTGGACAGTGTTTAGCAATGGCACAAGTTATAGAAAAGAGTGCAGAAATTTTACCAGCACTCCTAGAATACAGTCAATGGCCTACAGCTTTCAGGGAGGACAATTTCTCAAATGGATCGAACAGCTTACTGGAATTGAAAAGCTAGTAGCTGATCCTCACTATCGCGGAGGCGGTATAACTCGTGTATCCCGTGGAGATAGTCTAGGCCTACATAACGACTTTAATTGGAATGAACAGCTAAGGCTTACTCGTCGTGCCAATTTGATACTGTATATGAATTCTGAATGGGATGCTAGTTGGGGAGGTGAACTAGAGTTTTGGGACTTTGATCGAACTGAATGCCTAGTGAAAATTGCCCCAAAGCCCAACAGACTAGCCATCTGGAATTACGATGAACGACTAATTCACGGCCACCCCCATCCGCTAGCCTGCCCCGATCACATCGCTAGACAAAACTTTATCCAGTTTTATTATGGTAGCAATGCTACGCATGAAACACCACCTCACCGCAGTCAATTTGTATAATGGCAAACTTTCACCTTAACAGTCAACCTTACATTGAACAACTGTCTTACAATCAAGCTACTGACATGATTTTAGAAATAGGCAGTGATCAAAATGAAGGATCTACCGAATTTTTTAACGGCTTATCAGTTAACTGGGAAATACCCTTTTATACCGTGGATGTTATCATTGAGCCGCAGCATAGATTTACCCACCTAGATCATATTATATGGCAAGTTGAAACAGGTAGTGTGTGGACTAAGAAAGTGTTGCCTACTTTAAACAAACAGATCAAAGTTCTTTATCTTGATAATTATGATTGGGCTAATCCTGGCCCAAATGCAGACACTATTAGGACAAGTTATGCATTTAGAAATGTCGATTGGTCTAATATGGGTAGTCAAGTAGAACATCTAGCCCAGATGATAAACTGTGTGCCTTATATGGCTGACCAATCACTGGTGATCTGCGATGACACTCCGTTAGTTGCTGGATCTGAAACATACACCGGTAAGTGTGGTGCTGTAGTTCCTTATTTGTTGTGCAACGGTTATAAAATAGTTTATACAGGAAATAATGGAGTTATCCTAGCAAGGGGTCTCTAATGCTCTGTTATTTTGACAGTGACACTGAAGTTAATTTGTCGCACCTTACAGACATCAAACAGGTGCGGTCGCTGACTGAGTTAAAAAAAAGGTTGCGTGAATCTAATTTTGAATTTACACAATCAACGGAATATACACAGCCGGGATTATACATTGCGGAAGTTAGTAAAATTCCGAGTCTTTGGTGTGCAAAAACCAAACCTGAAAGTTTTAACTTACTGCTTAACATACCAGGCAAGGTAATTAAGGCTGCTAAACTTAAAAAACTTCGTATAGTAATATTGTCAGTAGTTGAAGGAGATAATTTTGCTTCAAAAGACTTTAACGGATTTGAGCACCTACACAATACTGTTCGTCTGTTAGGACTGCCTAAACACTCTGTAGTTATTGTTTCTGGAAATTTAAATGCCAGTCAACAATATACAGAATGGTGCAAGCAACAATCTAAAGAAGAATACATTGAATTTCAAGAAGGCGTAGAATGGGATGGTAAAACTTCTAATAACAGCATACACCCGGCCCATCCTGTAGTCATAAAAGATTACGGATTACCTGTTAACAGCCTAAATCGTGCTCATAGAAATCATAGGACAGAACATTTATATTTTCTAGCTGAAAACAAATTGCAAGGATTGGTAAGTGGCGGTGCTTGGTTTGATACGCACGAAATAGAATATCCTATATATCAAACAGTAGAATATAATCATTACCATACAGTATTAAAGACCAACTATCCTAGGACTGTGGATGTACAAGACCTAGTTAATCAAGTTCCAAACTTAATTAATAATCTTGAAATATATGAAAACAGTCAACTAACAGTGGTAACCGAAAGTCATTTCAATCAAACTGGCGGATTGTTTATTACAGAAAAAACTTTTAGGCCTTTGCTAGTAGGTCATCCTTTTATGATTCTAGGTCAAAAAGGCACTTTAGAAAAACTACGGAGTTGGGGATTTCAAACTGACTTTGACGGTATAGACCAAAGCTATGATCTTGTTGAGGATGATCGGGAACGATTTTTACAGTTTCATCAATCTCTAAGAAATTGGTGTGTGCAAGATCCTGAAATAAGAAGAACTGCCATCTATAAATGGAATAACATTATCCAACACAACTTTCAAAATTATAAAAAACTAAATTTTAAAAAGATGATGTTTGATAATGTTATTAGATCTACGGAACTGTATTTCAAAGAAGATTTTTAGAGCTTTCCTGGATATCGTTTTTCAGTCGTTCAATATCCATTTGAAAGTCTATCTTTTTAATGTCTTTGCGATATTCCTGGAAAATACCAAGAAGCTTTTCGGCTATCTCATCCGGAGCAGCGTCAGAGAGCTGTTCCTGAACATTAATTTCCCATATCCGACCATCTGTGAAATCTAATCTCACCGAATCTAGATAGGCCACAGGCATGGTGTTCATGTAAAGATCTTCAAAAATCTCCGGCCATTCTTTTACAAGGTGGCGCGGAGGTTTGAATAAAGGATTAGGCATCAACAGTGTCTTCTACTTTTTTGGTCTTTTTAATCACCGGATCTAAATTATCGGCTTCTTTGCGTAATCTAGCTGCTTCTTTGTACATGGCATCTGCTTGACTACGATATGATTTGGCAAGGTCGCGATCAGACAGTGCGGCGTTTGTGTCGGCCTGTGCTCTAATAGGAGCGGGAATATCTGAATCCACTGCCGGCGTCATGTCGTTGACTGTGGCTATGTCTTTGATCACTGGCTTAACTGATGGTGCTCCTGCTACAAATTGGCATAGATCGTCGATAGTGCAGTTTTTCTGTTCGGCGATTAATGTGTTGAGGTTGGCTAACAGCACAGTGTCGTTGGTAGTAGGAGTCATCATTACGGAATCCGTAGGTACTTTTATCAATCTACCATCAGCTTGCATGGCCCTCAGCATGGGTCTACCATCTGGAAATAGCCGGATGTGCATGATTTCACCAAATTCAAATGCGTCTTGTGCCTGATCAGTTTCTACCAATGTCATAATTGCGTCATGATATTGGTCCGGTAGTTGTGCTACAGGTAATACTAGAGCCATATTTGACTCCCCTGGCAAAGTTCTAAACACCACTAATATCTTGGCTCCTGTGTTTTGAATTCTACCTATGTGTTTTAGGCTTCGCATTTAGGCTTCCTTTTTAGATATAGATTCTAGAAAACTATTTAATTTATTAAAAGTTTTACCTACGGCTTCTAGCTCGGCGGCTTTGAACGCACCTCTTGAAGTAGCAACTTCTATGATATTTTTTACTGCTAGTAGGTCGCTGATATTTAAATCAGGTGCAGACTGCGGCGCAGGTGCTGCTTGTTCGGCAACAGATTCTGTGCCAGATGGTTCGTTGATTTCTTCTGTCATTGTGTTCTCCTTAGGTGTGGACATGCAAGCATGAAATAAGTTAGTTCTTGATGATCTTCAAATCCTATTACACATGAAGATCTAAGATTCCCGCTGCGATCTACAGCAGGTTTTGTACAGATATAATATCTGCCTTTGAGCTTTGTTCGAACCCAATCTTCCACGCCATTAAACAACTCAGTTTCAGTAACAGTGAACATAGAAAAATGCGGAGCAATTGTACGCAAATTTCTCTGTTGTAAAACATCCATAGGATTAAGGTCAAACATAGTGAAAATATTTATACAGTAGGATTATTCGGGGGTGGATTCTTGGCTAAGTCTTTTGTTCATGGCTCTGTTATGTCCTAGCTTTCGAATATCACCACTAAGCAGATACAGTTCAAATGCGGCTTTTTCTTTCATGACAATGATATATTTTTTGTTTACAAAAAATGGTGAATCGATGTAATTGTCTAACCAAAGCAACACCTGTGGAGTAAATGCAAATTCTTTTGGAAATTCTATTTTATATGTTTTAATTTTAGCATATTCTTCAACGAATTCCAAGGCCTTTTCGGTCAATCTCAAACCACCTTGATCTTTGTTTCTAAAACTCCACCACCAAACAGCTTTGTAGTCTTTGATATTTTTTTCGTTAACGGATAATTCTGCTGCCTGCAAGAATACCCGGGTATAGGCATCCTTGGAATCCACGTTAGGCTACCTCTTCACCAGCAGTGAGTTTGACCACAGCAAAGTCTGTGGTTTTAAAAAGTTTGTTTAATTTTTTTGCCAAATTATGTGCATGTCCAGGATTCGAAAATGAAACTTTTTTATATTTTGGTCCAGGATAGCTGGCTATTAGACTACCGCTTTTGAGATTGAAAGGTTGACCGTTGTAGAACACAGCCCAGATAGCTTCTGAGTCAAGAATTTGCTCAACTTTGAAAGTTTCCTTGTAAGCATACTCTAAAAGAATTTTTGGCTTGGGTCTAGACATTTTATACGTGTTTCCTAATTAACCACGTATATATTTATGTCTTTTTTTAGAACTGCCCGCCGTCGAATTTCACGTCTATTTGGGTAGTAGATTCTTTGATTGCAGTTAACATTTGATGTATTTCGCTGACAGTGCTTCCCAGTTTAGCTGTTAACAGTGCTAATTCTGCAGTGAGATCTCGAGCTTCTTGTATGCTAATGCGTATTTCTTTTTGTTGGCTACGTTCAGCAACACTGATTCGTTGAATGAGTTTTTGTACTGTAGGCAGTATTCCTGGTAAATTACTTTGTGACATTAGTCAATACCTGTTTCATCTCTAATTCTGTTTTAAACGGACCTTTGTATGAATATCGTTCTAGTGTGATCTTTTTAGGACAAAAACTCTTGACCCATCCTTTCTCAAATTTGATACAGTAGTAGCCTGCACAATATAAACTTTTTGAATCGCTGCTTTTTGTGAATAGCGGTAATTTTTTCCGTATATCAAACATGGCGTTGTGAGGCTCAGTGCTGGTAGCATACCCATGAACTTCATTAGGCAGAGCCGTGTCTGCCTCTTTGACAATCTTTACAGTGAAAAACTTTTTACCAAACTGTTTGGTTAAACTATCTTTAGTCTCATAGATTTTTATACCGGTCTCGTTGCTCATAACAAATCTATTGTCACCGTCCTTTCTCAGAGTAGCAATCTTCTCGCCATTAGATTCTACGATCCAAAATTTATTTGCTATGATAGGTTTAGCGTGTATGTCTGTCATCTCTATCTCCTGTAGTGTGATCATGCTGTCACAATTTCTAAGTTCGTGTATCTTGCGTTAAGTGGTTCGGCATAACTCTGTGCCTGATCAGCAATTTTTTTCAAATCCCATAGGTTGCAGAACTTGATTAATCTTATACCAACTTGACTCACATTCTTTTGTTCAGCAGTAGCAGTGGAAATGGTATTTGTAATTATTTCTTTGATGTCATCGGGCTGATATGTTAGATCGATAAGTCGACGATTGCGTTCATAATCTTCTAACACACGGTGTTCTTGACCATTGTGGTCAGACCATCTCTGCAGCATGAGATTATTCCACGCATATCCTTTGCTGTTACGATCTTCGAACGCTTCAGTAAGACCCACTTTTTTGCTTGTGCCTTTAGTACGTACACCCGGATACGCTGAGAACACATTATCACTGGTATCACCACGCATGCATTTTTCGAATAACAGCCATTCTGGATTAGGCGCTGGCTTGGGCTCTTGTGTTTTCTTATCAATGATTGCTTTGCCTTTGTCATCAAATATTCCTTTGTCAGTGATAACATGTTCCATTACACCATTGTACTGTGTGACATTGGGTGCAATTAATTGTACAAAGTCTGTGTCAGTTGAGATAATGATATGATTGTCATTGGGATGACTTTGAATCCAACCAGCGATAAGATCATCTGCTTCAAGCCGCGGATTTTGCAGTACCGTGCAGTTAGTTTTGTCTGTGATAAATTCTTTAAATGTATCAAATGCTTCCCAGAAGATCTTTTCTTCATCTTGTTCTTTTTCTGTGTGTGCAGCACGAGCGGCAGCACGTTGCGCCTTGTAAGGTGTATAGAAGTCCTTGCGCCAGCTGCGACCTTCTAAACAGAATATAACATGACTACCTTCGAACTGTTGCCAAGCCTTGCGAATACTGTTTAGTGTAATATGGAACGCCATGCCTAGTTTGATATCAGCGTCACCATTGATTACGTGACGAGCACGAAAGAATGTGTTTGCTGTATCAACTAAGATGTAATTCATAGATTATCTTTCTTTACTGTTTTGATATCAATTAGGCCTGTGTTTACAGGACCGCCAAAATCACCATCAACTACTACATTGGCACACAGTTCACGGAACCAACGATCTACGATTTCTTCGTCTTTGTCACCATCCTCACCGTATCCCTCTTGCTTTAATTTTAACACAAAAAGGTCGTTCCAGTCAAGCTCAAAAAAGCCATTACGCACATTATCTTTATTGACATGTGTTTCGAGTACCCCTATCCAGGGTTCTTTTTTTCGGGTAGCACGTTCTTTTGGTGACAGCTTGGCCTGCGCTTCTGCTTCTGCTGCACGTTCGGCTGCGGCACTGGCTGTTTTGGCAGCTTCAGCAGCTTCTGCTGCGATAACTATAGATCGTTCAGCTTCTGCTCTGATCTTATCTATACCAAATAACCGTTCTATAAATTTTTTCATTATTTTACTTTCCATCCTATTTCATGATATAGACCAAATATGTCCAAATCAGTAATTCGTTTCATATAAAAATGCCAGGTCCTCGCCACTTTGTTTCGACGCAAAGAAGCATAAATTCCTTTAAATCTCAAGGTCCACGTAGAACTGTATCTATCGTTAAAATAACAATAGTTAACATTCTTCATTAAGTACCCCACTCGTTTTTAAACAATGGCACTTGCAGCCGGTCACTATAACGTAGACCGTTTTTCATTGCCAGTAATGCTACATTCTTATTGTTTAATGCATAAACACTTTCAACACCGCCTACCGGCATTAGATAAACATGACCTGTAAATCCGGCAGCTCTAAATTCTTTAATTGCACGTTCGGCATCGGCGAAGTCTTCTTCTGTAGCAATAACAAACTTCAAATAGGCTGTACCAATTTGTTCGTATTCACAAACTACTTCTGGACAAATAGCTTCCCCCCACTTCTCTCCACTACATGGAAGTTTAGCACTTATACTAAATGTAATACTGTTGCTGTCACGCATGTAACCATCTGCGTTGCTGTCGATCCAGTTTGCCAAATATGCTTTGAATTCTGATGATAACTTTTGAGTACCGTTAGTTTCAAAGGTAATTTCTTTAAGTCTATCCATACTAGGATGCGATAACAATTCTGGATAAGCACGTTGCCAACCTAGTAATGGCTCGCCTCCAGTAATAACAAGATGCTCATCTTCCCAACGACGGTGTGGAAGTATTTCCATAATGCGATGTACAATAGCATTGCTTTCAAGCATAGGACTCAAGTTTTTAAAGTCTGGATGCCACGATGCATAACTGTCACATCCTGTACTGACTAGAGGTAGTTCCTCATATTTGTTAAACATATGAGAAATACTGCCAAGTTCATCGGCTTCGACACTAAGCTCACCCCTTGGCATGCCAAATCCTTGACATTTAAAGTTACAACCAAATGTACGTAAGAATACAGAAGGCACACCCATATATTTGCCTTCGCCCTGAATGCTGTAAAACAGCTCTGCAATTTTAATTTTACTCATAGTTAATTATATACTCTTCTTTTCTAAAAGCCAAGAGCCGTCTCCTTGATCAGTCCAAGTTAATGTATCACCTTCCCCCATCCTGCTTGTTCTAATATCTCAGGAGGAAATATCAATATGCAATCTCCGTTTTCGGGGTCTTGCTCGACAGTTAGAGTCCATATGTGTAATTTATTCATAATTCTTCGCTTATCATTATTTTACACAACAATGCATCTCTGTTATCTCGAAATAAGAATTTTATTTCCATACTGCTGACTTCTGTGGTATACCTATTTCCGGGTAATCCGAAATGTTCAATTATACGAGCGCAGATTTCATCCCACCAAACATTGGTTTGATTTTTCCAAGGAACACAAATTTCTACCATTTACGATAATTTCCTTTATCAGGTATCACATGTCTTACTCCACCTGTCGGATCTTCCATATCGCCTTTACGTCGGGGGATTAAATGCACATGAGGCCACGTACAGGTTTGACCAGCAGCCTCACCTACATTCATCCCGAGATTAAACCCGTCCCACTCACCATTAAGTAGTTTGCCTTCGCCATATCTAATGGCACTAGCCACAGCATCGTTCATTACTGCAATGGTATTGTATTTAGGCACAAATAGTAGATGTCCTGGGGTTACTGGATACATGTCACGAAACACTTTCACGTGAAAGTCTTCATGTTCAAGTTCGCTCCAAGGAGCGCCCTTAGAGTCATCTATGCAATCAGTTTCCCAAGGTATCACTTTGGACAGATCATTCATCGTTGGAACTCCTTGCGTTCTTTAGGTAGATCATCTTCTCTGATTACGAATTCTCGCCCACCTACACTACCAGCAAATGCACGAGTGCGTTCGAGATAGTTCATCCTTATTTTTACAGTGAGAAAAGCCACTTCTAAAAACATCTTGGGTTTATAGGCCAATACGTGCATGTCAAAATCTTTGCCTGCATCAGTGCAGCGAACTTTGATTTTAGAATCGATCATTTCGTCCACCAATCTTCCCAGGGAAAATCAATCCATACATCTGTTTCGGCCTTGTTCACTTCCATCCCAACAAAGTCCATCTTAACACTGCACTTACTGGCAAGATTGTCTACCAACACAGCAAATTTAACGTTGTTATTCCATACTTCGCCCCAGCTAGGGTCGTCTGGGAAACATCCACTCGGCCAATCCTGCATGATCCAATTAAGTGTCGTTCCTTGATCGTTGATATCATCTACAATCAGAATATTTTTAAAGGTAGTATCGTTATCAATTGTACGATTCTTAGATAGCGGACCTAGCGCATCTTCGGCCATCCACAGATTGCTTTCGGGGCCAATATTTCCGTCACGCAGACTAACATTTAATGTATGCAATGGAATGTTAAAATATTGACTGATCAAAACAGCAGGAATCAATCCTCCTCGGGTAATACCTACGATATAATCAGGTCTCCACGTTCCTGTAGCAAGCTCTCTACAAATCTTGCCGACTAATCCATTTACCTCATGCTGGTTGATTTTAAGTTTGTTCATTTCTGTCCTTGAGATACTGTTCGTGTGGTATCCATTTGTTATTGACTAAAAATCCCCATTCACGACGATGAGGACCTGGCATAAACAGAGTCCAGGCTGTCACACCAGGCTCAAGCTCAATACGATGATAAGAATTAGAACTGCAAATACGAAAATGCCCAGGTCCCCGCCATTTACGTATTTCGCAGGACAATTTACCCTCTGAGTCGAATTGTGGAACCCATTCATAATATCCGCCCTTCAAAATAATTGTAGCATAGGGCCAGGGATGATCATGAACATCATCTGGATCACCTTTGAGAAACTTGTGCAGGAATATGTTGAAAGGAAAACGGTTTCTTTCTTTCAAAAAGAGATAATACCTCACAAGGTAAGGTTCGTTGTTAACACGATCATAAATGACACGCTTG